AAGCTGCTATCAAGACCTACGCTGTTGGTACTGTTCTCGGTAAAGTTACTGCTACTGGTAAGTACAAGATTGCTGTTGAAACTGCTGTAGACGGTTCCAAAGTTGCTGCTGCTCTGGTTATTGCTGACCAAAGTATTGCCGCTGCCACTGACACTAAAGTTGTTGTCCTGATCAAAGGTCCAGCAGAAGTTAGTCAAGGTGCTTTGGTACTGGACGCTACTTATGATGACGCCACCAAGAAAGGTGTTGTATACGCTTCGCTGGAAGCACTGAATATTAACGTACTGACTACTGTTTAAGGAATAATAAGATATGATCATCCGCGACCTTGCTAACCCGTTTAAAATTAGTGACTGGACTGAGGAACTGCTTGTTGTTCCTAACATGTACGGTAAGATTCAACAGATGGGTTTGTTTGACGTTGAAGGCGTTGCTACTCACACCGTTTCGTTTGAAGAAATCAACCAATCCCTTGGTTTGATTGGTGACCGCCCTCGTGGCGAGCGCAACAACGTTTCGAAAGATTACACCCGTAAAATCCGTAGCTATGCTATCCCTCACTTCCCGCTGGACGATGCAATCAGTCCTCGTGACATCCAAGGTAAAGCTGCCTATGGTGGTAGCGGTGCTGGTGTCCCTGAAGTATTGGATCAAGTACGTGCCCGTAAACTTGAGCGTATTCGTCGTATGCACGCTCAGACTCTGGAAGTGGCTCGTGTTAAGACCCTTACCACTGGTGATATCTATGCACCTAACGGTACTGTAGCTGGTAACTTCTACACTGACTTTGGTGTAACTCGTAAAGTTGTTGACTTTGTACTGGGCACTAACACTACCGAAGTTCCTTTGAAGAATGGCGAAGTAATTGCCCACATTCAAGATAACTTGTTCACTGGTGATGTTGTTACCAATGTTGTAGGCTTGGCTTCGCCACAGTTCTTCGATAAGTATATCACTCAAGCAGGCGTTAAAGCTGCGTACTCTCAGTACCAGTCCTCGCAAGAACCTCTGCGTGAGAGTCTTCGTTTTGGTATCGACCGTGTGTTCACTCATGCTGGTGTTACCCTGCTTGAATACCGTGGCTTTGCCCCAGACGGCACTCAGTTTATCCCAAGCGGTGACTGCTACTTCATGCCTATGGGTACTATGGATGTATTCAAAACCTACTTTGGCCCAGCCGAGCGTTTTGATACTGTTAACACCATTGGTGTTGAAGCATACATGTTTGAATTCATGAACCAGACCAACACTGAAATTCAGTTGCAATCTGAGACTAACTTCATCAACATGATTCGCCGTCCACAGGTAGTGGTCCGAGGCCATACCTCTAACTAATGTGGTTTGGGATAGGGGCTTTAATTAGCCCCTTTTCCTTTATTATAAGGAAGTCCCTATGGCTTTAACAGATGTGGAAATTGTTCGCCTACTTATTGGCGACACTCCAACCTCACCCTTCTATCAACTATTTACTGATGAAGAGATTCAGCAGTTCTTAGATATGAATGGTGGAAACGTCATGCAGGCTGCCAGAATGGCGGCGATTGCTGCCTCTATGCAACTGGCAGGATGGACTACCCGCGAACGTACAGGGGACCTTGAAGTTTGGTCTTCCTTGTCTACACAGTATCTTAAAGCACTTGAGAATCTAATCAATGACTCTAGCTCTGCTAGCATTCCCAACGGTTTGATGCCATATGCTTCTGGTATTAGTTGGGCAGATGTTTGTGCTAACAATGCTAATCCTGATAATGTTCGTAGCCCACTTACACAGATTAAAGTATGTGATTCACCTTCTGGTGGATTTAATACAACGAACAATTGCGGCTGTTAACCCACTATGTCTATGAAACTTACAGTAGACAAGAAAGTGTGGAACAACCTCAAAAAGAGTTTTGCTAAAGCTGAGATGTTTGAAGATCAAGTTGGTTGGCAAGCGGATGCTGTATACGGAAGTGACAACGAAAACCTCCCAATGGCTCAAGTAGCTCAATGGCAAGAGGAAGGCGTTGCTTCTAAGAACATCCCTCCAAGACCTTTCATGCGTGTTGGCTTCAAAGCTGCCTTATCTAAAGGTGCTAATGACGCAAGCTTTAAACGTATCGTTACAGCTGTAGCTAATGGTCAAGATGTATTCAAAGCCTTGCATAAAGAAGGTGATAGTTTCAGACAGACATTACGTCAAGTGATGATTGACTGGGATACACCACGAAATGCACCAACCACTGTTGAACTTAAAGGATTTGACGATCCTTTGATTGAGACAAGTGAGTTAATTTCTAATATCACTTCTAAGACAACTAAGAGAGGGACATAATGTTAAAACCAAAATTCCTTCTCACTAAGAAAATTCCTCTTACTATTTATCGTACATCTGCGCAAGGAACTTATGTAGATGGTGAATGGGTAGAAGGTACAGCCGTAGAAGTAGTAAGAGAAGTTAATATTCAACCATTCAAAGATGAAGAGTTGCTGTTACTTCCAGAAGCTGATAGGTCAAGAGAGTGGTATAAGCTTTATTGTGCTGAAGACTTGATTGCTGATAAGCCGGGAACCTCTGGTACGGTAGCGGATGAGTTTGTATACAAAGGTGATCGCTACAAAGTAATGAAAGTGAAAGCCTATGACATGGGTGTGTTAAATCACTTTCGTGCAATGGCTGCTAGGTTAGAGGTGAGTGCAGGATGACAGCGATTTACTCAACTCTAAAAACTGCATTACGAAATACAGCACTTGTTGCATTAAATGAATATCCAACTGTCACGGCGATCTTCAGCCATCAAAATGGTAACGAGCCAGCAGGCTCTTATGTAACAATCAGTATCCTAAGTGTTGAACAACAAGGTCATCACTCTACAAGTTCACTAACTAACACAAGTGAAGAATTAACAGTATCTGTAGCTTATGAAGTTAGGGTGCAATTCGCTTTTGTGGGTAGTGCAAGTGGAGATATGGCTTACAGCTTCAACCAACGAATTAACAATAATCCACTAGTGTTCCAAGAGTTATCTAATAATAAACTTGGTGTGCTGAGAAAAAGTACAGTAAGACGTGCTCCTCAGAAACGAGATACACAGTGGGTTGAATATCATAATATGGACGTTACTTTTTCTTACTTTATTAGTAACCAACAGATTATTGATGTAGTGGAAGGTGTTGTCCTGCAAGAGAACCTTTCAGAGACACCTCTGACAATCAAGATTCCCGAAAGTATTATTTACCCGTAGCGTTAGCTACACAACAAAGGAACAGCACACACTATGTCTAGTGACCTTAACGAAGTTGTGCGGGTTGTCATCCTTGACACCTCCACTGCTATTACAACTACCTCCTTTCAGTACCCATTGGTGTTGGCATCTTTTACTAACTTTGCTGAACGTGTACGCACATACACAAGCATTCAACAAGTTGGTGAAGACTTTGACAGCACCTCCAAGCCGTATATCATGGCTCGTCAACTCTTCGGACAAACCAGCGTTCTAGGTGCTCCACCTCCTGCTGTATTGATTGGTCGTCGTCAAGTTGATTCTGTTACTCTCACTCCTGTTGTTGCTAACAGTACCACTTACAGTGTAGTGATTAATGATACAACCTATTCGTTTGTATCCGATGGCACTGCAACTGCAACTGAAATTACAGCAGGTATGGATACAGCTATTGGTTCTCTTGCAGGCTTCACTGTCACAGATGGTGTTGGTACTCTTACCATTGCTCCAACTACCCCAGGCACTGATTGGAGTCTGACAGTATCCTCCAACATCACTAAAGTTGATGCAGCTCCTACTGAAACTTGGGTTGAAGCTCTTGAACAAGTTGAGCTTGAGAATGATACTTGGTATTTGCTGACAGCAGAAGTTCAAACTGTTGCAGAACAAGAAGCACTGTCTGATGCAATCCAAGCTCGTGAGAAGATTTATGGCTTGAGTTCTGCTGACACCGTAGCGCCTACAACTGGTATCACCGATATTGGTTACAAGCTTAATGCTAAGGCTGCTGGTCGCACCTTCGGTGTTTACTCTGGTACTGCTGCAACTGAGTTCCCTGAAGCGGCTTGGGCTGGTTCCCAACTGGCTGTAACTCCCGGTGCAAACGACTGGGACTTCAAGCGTGCTAATGGTGTTACTGTTAGTAAGCTTAGCTCTACTCAAGTGGTTAACCTGCGTGAGAAATCTTGGAACTTCTACCGTGCCAAAGGTGGCGTTAACATCTTCCAAGATGGTGACATGTTTGATGGTAAACCGATTGATGTCCAGATTGGCAAGGACTGGCTGAAAGCACGTCTGCAAGAAGCCATCTACTTCCGCATTATCAATAGCTTGAAAATCCCGATGACGGATTCCGGGTTGTTGATTGTAGAGAATGAAATCAATGGTGTTCTGTCTCAGGCACAGGCTAATGGTTTGATTGATCAGGGTTGGAAAGTTTCTACCCCGACTGTAGCCTCAATCCCAGAGAACCTTCGCGCTCAACGCGCTGCTGGTGTATTCGTCATTCGTGCTCGCCTTCAGGGTGCTGTTCGTTTTGTCGATATTGAATTTTACCTCAGTGTATGAGTAGGTTAATCTAATGAATGAATTTATTGGCAATTATGCCCCAGATGATTTTACAATCGTACTGAGTAAGGGTGACTTTGTTCACCGTATCACTGGTTTTGCTGAAGGGACATTCGTGTCCATGGACCGGATCGTACCCACGTCTGAACCCTATCAAGGTGTAGGTGATAACGCTTTTGCACGAGTAAAGCGTCGTGTAACTGCAATGAACGTGACCATCACCTTGCACCAGTATTCTCCATCCAACACTGTGCTTCAAGCCCTGCAAACAGCAGATGCTGAAGTTCCGGGTAATGAATGGGTCTTCAATTGCACAATGAAGGATATGAGCGGTCAAACCATCGTATCGTCTGCTAATGCAATTATTGCCGCTCCTGCAAATGCCTCGTTCAGTTCGTCCACTGAGACTCGTGACTGGAACATCTATATGTTCGGCAGCAACTTGGTCATTGGTGGTAACATGCCTTTGGCTCCATCTGAAGTACAAGCAGTAGAAGCTGTAGGTGGCGAAGTTGATAGCCGGTGGCGTGTAAGTAACCAGTAAGCTATATGGGGCTTTAACCAGCCCCTATTCTAAGGAGCTTATATGGCTACAATTGCAAGCTATTGTCCAGACATTGTAGATGTACTGGTTGCAGGTTTTATCAAGGTTGATGGTTTTGTTGATGGAACTTTTGTTCAAATTGACAAAGATGAGATGCCCTACTCTAGTATCAGAATGCCTGATGGTACTGTCTCTAGAAAGTATAATAACAGTCAAACCTACACAATTACCATAACAATACACAGTGCTGCTGAAGCTAACAACTTGTTTACTAAGCTCTGGCAAATTGATGAACTTACCCAGAAAGGTAAGTTTCCTTTGATGGTAAAAGATCAAAGTGGGAGTGACTTGTTGTTCTCCACTGAATCTTGGATTGAAGGGATTCCTAGCCTCACTAAGAGTAATGCTATTGATAGTCGTGTATGGGTGATTAAGTCAGCTTATGCTCTCATTAACGTGGGAGGCAATGAAGAAGAATCCTCGCTATTGCAAGACATCACAAACATTGCAGCTTCTGCACTTCCAGGCTTGGGGCTATTTTAAATGTCTAAAGTTTACACATATTCCCCAACTGAAGTACAGCTCACCTTTGGTGGTTATACAGTAACAGGTTGGCAGAGTATTTCTATTACTAGAAGTGTTGATGCCTTTAAACCTGTACGTGGTATCCGTGGTAAGCACACACGTGTTCGTAATGCTGATACATCTTGTACTATCACAATCCCTTTGCTTCAAACATCTATGAGTAATGATGTATTCTCTAGGATTCACGAGCTAGACATTCAGAAAGCAACAGGGCGTATTGAGCTAACGCTTTCTGATTTGAAAGGTACAAGCGTATTTAGTTCTAGGGAAGCTTACATCTTAGGCTATCCAGAAGTTGTGTATTCAGGTGAATTTGAATACAGACAATGGAAACTCTTTTGTCAGACAACAGGTAGTTACACTGTTGGTGGTAATGCTCAGACAATTAATATCTTCAGTAGTATCTTTAATAGTGCTGCTGGATTGGTTAATACAGCAATAAATAACATCTTCTAATAATAGGAGTGTCCAAATTCCTTAAGACTAAGATTATCATGGAAATGGTCTTAGTCTTTTACAACATTAAATAAAGAGAGATATTTATGAGTAAGCTTAATATGAATGATGTTGCACTTCCACAAGAAGTGCTTACAGTGGATGATGTGGACTACTTGGTAACTGCACTTCCAGCTTCTTACGCCCTTCAATTTATGGAGAAGTACCAAGAAGCAATCCAGACAGGTAAAAGCGACCTCGCCACAATGCGTGAAGTTATTGTCAAGTCTGTATGTAAAGATAACAAGCAGATTACTAATCAGTCGTTTGATATTATCTTTGCCCGCAAGTTTATGCACTTGTCTCAACTCTATCAAGCTGTATTGAACTACAACTTTGAAGATGTTTTTACCGCTCCCGATTCAGAGGAATAAGTTCTAAAGAGTCGGGAAGTAATACCAGTACACCCCTTGAGCGTAAGATAGCTGAAGAGTTCTCCCAGAAATGGGAGTTGTACAGAATTTCTACCCATGAACTGGGTGGACTGCACCTCTTAGCTGATATGGACACTAAGTATTCTATTGGCCAGCTATTCAATATGCTAGAAATTTTAGATGTACATGATTCCATAAAGAAGGCAGCCCACGATCAGGCTATTCTAGAACAAAAACAGAAATCTGCTAAGGGGTAATGCCTTGGAAATTGCCAAGTATTTTGCTACACTCGGAATTAAAGTTCTCGACAAGGACACTAAAGCTGTTGATAAGTTTCTCAATAAATTTGAGAAAGACTTAAAGACAAGTGCCAAGTCTACTGACACTCTTGAGAAAGCTGTAAAGAAAGAAACAAAGACTACAGTAGATGGGTTGGTGCAGAAAGAGCAGAAACAGAAAGCTCTTAATAAACAAATCACTGTAGCTGCAAAGAATCAAAAAGCTTGGAATAAAGAGTTTGCTTACAGTCTCAAGATGATGACCAGTAAACCTCTTAGTAAAACAGCTTTGAAAGCTCAGCAAGGGGTTTATGATCAACTCTTTGGTGCTGTAACTCCAAAGGCAATGATTGGTGCTACTGGCTCTAACCAACGCGCTTGGAACACTAGATTCAGGCAGCAGATTGCTGGTATGTCAGCTACCTCTGGAATCTCACGTAGAGCTAGGCAAGAGCAGCTTGAAGCAGCTTTTGGTACTGGTACTAGAAACCCTCGTTTGGCTAATATGCTTAATCAGCGTATGTCTCACTTGGGTGGTGGTAAGAGTGATACGCTTGCTGATATGGCTGCTCACTACCGCAATGAAGAGAAGATTTCAAACCTAAAGGAACGGACTCGTAGGGAAGAAGAAGCTTCTGCTAATAGGATTCTAGCACTGCATAAAAGAGAACAAGCGCGTAGAGTTTACAATGCCACAAGACTCGCTAAAATAGAAGAGAGGGCTGCTACAAAAGCTGCAACAATAAGACAAAAGGCGCTGCCTGCTCCGTCAACTTCTACAATGAGTCACATTGGATCATTCACTGGTCATGTAGCTTCTAATAGATTCGGTATGGGTTTAGGTTTTCTACCCGGCCCAGCGCTTGCAGCAGCAGCACCATTTGCAGGCGCTGCCATTGTACAGCAAGGTAGTGTTGCTCTTGGTAATAACCAAGCTCTTCGTGAACGTCAACGTGTGCAGCTAGACATTGCCAGTGGTGCGAACAATCGTGCTGCTCGTGATGCAGCTAACGCTAAATTCTTTGCTCTGAGCAATCAGCTTGGTATTGAAGCTGAGCCTATGGTTGATCCATACGCCAAGTTTATGAAGCAAATGACTTCAATGGGAAAGACCCCTGAAGTTGCTTTTGACGTATACAAGAACATGTCTTTGGCAACACGAGCAGCCGGTGGTGGACAAGTCCAAATGGAGCGCCAAGCTTACGCCTTGCAACAAATCATGGGCCTTGGTTGGGCACAATCAGATGAACTTAATCGTCAGCTGGTAGATGCAAACCCATCTATCAAAAAGTATATCATAGATGAGTATGTTGCAAAAACAGGCAAGCCTAGAAATACTTTTGAGAAAGCAATTGCCAATCGTGAGATAACTACAGACATCATTACAAGTGCCTACCAGACTGCTGCTGTAGCAGGTCAAGGTCGTGTACAAGAGTTCTCAAGCACAGTACAAGCTGAGCAAGCACGTCTTGCTAACCTTATGCTGGAAGAGCAAATGGCACGCACTCTGACAGATGAAGTGTTGCCTTCCATGCGTGAGTATGTTAAAGCCCAGACAGAGATGTATGAGGCTATGAAGCCTTTCCGTGATTCTCTCTATGAGGCATCTGCAAGTGTACTTTCTTTTAGTGCAGCAGCTTTAAACTTTGCAGCTCCTTACACCGCCCAAGCTGGTCAGCTGACAAGAAACAATCCAACACTCAAGTCTATCACCACAAACCCCGCATGGTTCATCCCTGACAATCCTGTAACAATGGCATTGAAGTATGGGATGATTGGTAAAGACGCCTATAATGCGTATACCGCTGAACCTGCTCCGACACAACGGGGAATTGACTTCCTACGTCAATCTAAGGAAGGGTTTATGCAAGGTGGTCAGACTCAAGTTATGGTACAGCCTGGAGCTTTTGTTATTCACACGCAAGCTTCTGACCCAGAGGAGGTTGGTAAACTAACAACCCAGTGGTTTAAGACACAGCTAGAGTTGACTCTTCAAGCTAACCCACAAAAGGAATAACACATGACCTTCGCTATATCGTGGGAGCCTGACGAGATACAAAGTGGAGGCTTCCTACTGTTTGATGCCATCACCTCATGGAACCGATCTTTTACAGGCACCGTGAGTAAGCACCCAATCGACGGGGGAAGTAATGTATCGGATCACTACATAAACAACAACCCAGTCTTCCAGATGTCTGCTATTATTTCCAGTGTAGATATTTCTACAACCTCTGCCTTACTTGCGGATGAGAATGGAAATGAGCCTTACAACACTGTAATGCCCCCAGAGGCTGTTGTTGTAGGAAGTTCCGATCAGTCGTTGTTGATGAGATACATTCCCAACGTAGTTGGACAACTCCTGCCTGATACACTTCCAGATGTCATCATGGACGATATTCGCGGGGACATTTTTGAAGGTGATACTACAGAAAAGATTCAGGATATTCTGATCAACCTGCAATCAGGTGAGGGAGTGAATCAAATAACAGGTCAATGGGAATCACTGATTAGACCAGTTAACCTGTTTGAGACTGATAATTTCCTCACCCTTGTCAAGAAGCTACCTGCTAGTGATAATGCTGCACTAATCATAACCTCTATTAATTTTAGAGAAGATT